GTTCGTCAATCTCCTGTACGGTGTGGAGCCTGCGTAGGGTCTGGAGTTTTTTATGAGCGCGAAGAAACCACCTGAGAAAAGACAGAACCGAGCGACCAAAGACCTTGGCGTGCTGCCCCAGATCGAGGTTGATCCACGCTCAGTGCCTACGCCACCGGCACATCTAACCGAGCGCTGGGTCAAGTCGTGGGAAGTATTCTGGGCTTCGCCCTTCGCTCAGGTCGTGCAGCCAGCGCAGTACCCTGCGCTTGAGCGGCTCTTCTCAATGTACGAAGAGCGCGACCGAATGGATGTCTATCTCCGCGAGGAGCCAATGAGCGTAGGCTCACAAGGGCAGAAGATCCTGAATCCGATGTATCGTCAGCGCACAGCAGTGGACGCAGAGATCCGGCAGCTGGAGGATCGGTTCGGTTTGCACCCTAAGGCAGGGCTGCAACTGGGCATCGTCTATGGGGAAGCCGCTCGCAGCCTGGAGGAACTGAATGCAAGGATCACCAACGCCACCATTGCGGAAGCCAACAACGAAAGCGACCCACGCTACGTTGACCAAGGCGACTCCGAAGACCCAGCCGAAGAGGCCGCTCTACTCGTCGCCGATCAGTAGTCCTCCACCACCCTCCTGGGGTGGGCTGGTCTGCCGGTGGATTGAGACCAACCTAGTCCACGGTGAGGGCGACAAGTTCGGAGAGCCGTTCAGGCTGGAGCCGTGGCAGCGTGCGTACATCTGGCGCATCTACGAGTACGACCCAGCCACCAACAAGCGCACCGTCAAGCGCGCTCTGCTCGGTACGCCTAAGGGCAACGGCAAGACCGAGCTGCTCGCCGCTATCGCCTTGGCTGAACTGGCAGGACCGAAGGCTCCGCGCTCGCCCAACATCCCTATCGCTGCGGCTTCGTTCGAGCAGGCTGACCTGCTCTTTGGCACCGCTCGGATTATGCTCACGCAGGGTCCACTCGCCGCGCACTTTGAGGTCTACGACACCGAGATTCTGATCAAGGATCGCCCTGGTCGGATGTACCGCGTAGCCGCCGCAGCCGGTACGAATGACGGCGGACGCCCTACCTGCTTTATCGCTGACGAGTTGCACGAGTGGACTGGCAACAAGGAGCGCGTGCATCTCGTGCTGTCCAACTCGCTCGCCAAGCGAGCAGAGGCGCTGGAGTTGAACATCTCAACGGCAGGCTCCGACGAGAACACGCTGCTCGGACGGATGCTGACCTACGCCAAGAAGATCGCATCTGGCGAAGTGTCCGACCCTGGCTTCCTAGTCGAGTGGTGGGCTGCTGCTGATAGCCACGACCTAGAGACCGACGCTGGCCGCAGGGCGGCACTGGAGCAGGCGAACCCTAGCGCTCCTGCCTTCGTGGACCTTGACAGACTGTTGGCACGCGCCAACGAAGTGCCGATGCACGAGTGGCAGCGCTACCACCTGAACCGCTTTGTGCAGCCACCTGACCGTTGGATCGGCGCTGAGGCTTGGATGCGCCTCAAGGACACAGGGCGGCAACTGATTCCAGGTGAGCAGATCAGCGTCGGTATGGACGGAAGCTACGCGCGTGACGCCACAGTTTTGACGGCTTGCACAATGGATGGCTACCTGTTTCTGATCAAGGCGTGGGAAAAGTCCGACACTAACCGAGACCCTGACTGGACTGTGCCGCGCGGCGAGGTTGACGCAGTGGTCGACCAGTTGATGCAGACCTACAATGCAACGATGTTCTGCGACCCTCCAGGCTGGGCATCGGAGATTGAGGAGTGGACGCGCCGGTACGGCAAGCGCGTGGCGGTCTTCCCTACCGCCACGATTGAGCGAATGGGTCCAGCCGTAGACCGATTCTTCACGGCCGTAGCGACTGGCGAGGGGCTACGCCACGACGGCTCACCGCTTCTAGCTCGCCATATCAGCAATGTCCATACGCGCCTGACGCGCTATGGGCAGGTCTTGACCAAGGCGTACAAGGCCTCCCCTGACCGCATCGACGCGGCTGTCTCTGCCGTTGTGGCGTATCAGGGTGTAAAGTTCCTGAAGGTTGAACCAAAGCAGACAGCGAAAGTAGAGTGGGTGAATCTATGATCAGCAACATCTTTGAGGTTGTGGGCGCAGTGCTTGTGATTGCAGGTATCGCGCTATTCTCAATCCCAGTCGCATTGATTGCCACAGGCGTAGCCATTGCTGCGCTCGGCTATACGCTAGGAGATCGTAAGTGAGCATCCTTCGTCGCCTACTCTCCACCGAGCAGCGCAATGTTTCTGGCGGACAGTGGCTCAGTGATAAGCCAGCCGACTCGTCAGCTGGAGTCCAACTCAATCAGCAGAATGCAACATCGATCGGCGCGCTGTATGCGGCCGTCAAGTTGTATGCCGACACGGTAGCCAGCCTTCCAGTTGGTGCCTTTATCCGCGACGGCGGCGTGCGCCGACCGGTGACGCGCCCACGATGGCTTGAGAATCCGATCCCTGGAAACCCAAACTACACAGGGTTCCAGATGCGCCACGCGATTGTGTCAAGCCTGTTGCTTGACGGCAACGCCTTCATCCTGTTCCTGACTGACCGCCTTGGCGATGTCGTTGAGACTCGCGTGCTTGATCCGCAGAAGGTAGAGATTCGGATCGACGAGATGGGCGTACCTGTCTACACGATCTCAACAGGCGAGACCGCCTTCAGCGTTGGTCCTGACCAGATGATTCACATCCCACTCTTTGCCACCGCTGGCACGATGCGCGGAATGTCGCCTGTCGAGCATCACCGCACGACACTCGGACTCGCCTCTGCCACGCAGCTCTACGCTGCGAAGTTCTACGAGAATGGCGCAGCGCCTAGCGCCGTCATCAAGGTGCCAGGTGAGTTGACGCAGGATGTTGCTGACTCGCTCCGCGCATCCTTCAGCCGCCGCCACGAAGGCGTAGAGAAGATGCACAAGATTGCGGTGCTGACCGGTGGCGCAGACTTCCAGCAGATGAGCGCCAAGATCAGCGATATGCAGTTGGTAGAGACGATGCACTGGGGCGTTGAGTCCATCGCTCGTATCTACGGCGTGCCGCTCCACCTGCTTCAGTACCCAGGTGGCAACACCTCCTACAGCAGCGTTGAAGTGATCAGCATCGAGTGGCTGCGCCTTGGGCTTGGACCACTCATCGCGCGCATTGAGGCAGGGCTTCAGCGCCTGATCGTTGGTCAAACCACGTTCATCAAGTTCAACATTGACGGCCTGTTGCGACCTACGACCAAGGAGCGAATGGACTCCTACGCCGTAGCCTTGAACTCAGGCATCCTGAATCTAAATGAGGTGCGCGCACTAGAGGACCGACCGCCGCTCCCAGAGGGCGGAGACGAGTTCTGGAAGCCGCTCAATATCGGCACCGTAGGCAAGGAGCCTGGCGCGTGAGCTACGTCATCGTAGATCTTGACGGCACGCTGGTCCTTGAGAACGACGAGCCAAACCAGCCGCTGATTGATGCCCTCAACGAAGAGGTGATGTCTGGCGATAAGCAGATCATCGTGGTCTCTGCTCGCAAGATTGACCGACTCCAAGAGACGCGAGCCTGGCTCCAAGAGAACAAGGTCGCTGGTATTGAAGAGGTCCATCTCAATGACTTTGAGGGAAGCGCATTCGCCACCGGTCTCGCCTTCAAGGAGTACAAGTACGGACTCCTGAAGGAGCAGTACGGCGATGAGTTGGACAATGCCATTGACAATGACCCAGCCGTCCGAGAGATGGCACGCGGTCTAGGCATTGAGGCGTACTCGCCAGAGGAGTATCTCGCCGACGAGGAAGAGCGCGCCGTCTACGAAGTGCCTGAGTACATCCGCAACGCCGCAGCGCGAGGCTTGTCATTCGTTGAGGACGGTCTCGCTGGCGAAGGCTTGCAGGCGCAGACCATCTCAGAGGCTCGTGAACTCGCCGCAGGGCGCGCAGACACCGACAAGGTCATCCGTATGGCCGCGTGGATTCGCCGCCACCGTGGCGACTGGGAAGGCGTCGCGCAGAATGAGGACGAGGATAGCGAGGACTTCCCAGGTCCAGGCGCCGTTGCTGGCTTCCTGTGGGGTGTGGAAACTACTGACCGCGAAGCAACTGATCGCGTACTCTCGTGGGCAGATGCTTTGATCGCAGCTGAAGATAGGGAGATTGTTGATATGAAAGAGAAAGAAACTCGATCAGTACCGATGGGTGAGTTCCGACTTGCCGATGCCGATGCTGACGGTCAGCGCACCTTTACCGGCTACGCATCTATCTGGAACAGCGCATCTGCTGGTCTGCCATTCGAGGAGAAGATCGCGCCTAACGCATTCAAGCGTTCACTGGCTCGCGCATCCGCAGGGCAGAAGATCATCGCCTTCCTGTTCGGTCACGACGAGACGCGCGCTCTTGCCACGACGGCAAGCGGTCGCCTTCAGTTGACCGAGGACGAGACTGGCCTTCGCGTAGAAGCCAAACTAGATCCTGCCGATCCAGACGCCGCGAAGGTGATCTCGATGCTGACGCACGAGAGCGCCGCCGCTGGTATGTCGTTCGGCTTCCAGAAGGTTCAGGATGCCTGGGATGGCAACAACCGTACGATCAAGGAAGCCAATCTCTTTGAGGTCAGCATCCTTGCCGCCGGTGGTCAGACCCCTGCCTACCCTGCGACCCTTGGACTCACGGCAATCCGTCAGGTCACCGCGCCAAAGATCGGCGTAGACGCTGACGCACTGGTTGCCACACTCGACAGCATCAAGGCTGGACGCGAACTGTCCACCGAGGAAGTTGCTGTCATTGACGCTGTCCGTTCCAAGCTCGCGCCAAAGCCAGTGGGGATTGATCCGTCAATCGCCGCTGCTTTGCTGACGATCTCGGCGGCAGAAGGTGACGCACTCTAGGTCACGAGCCACTGCCCCACCGCCCTTAGTCGGCGAGTCCGCAGATCAGGTATCCCACCGAGGAGAGCATAAATAGTTATTCCGCCTATGCGCGGAGAAAGGATGCAGACAATGTCTGACATCGCAAAGCTTGCTGATAAGCGAGCGCATCTTTTGGTTGAGGCTCGCGGCATTGCCGTAGAGGCAGCCGACAAGGGAATCGCCCTTGAGGGTGAAGACAAGGCACGCTTCGAGAAGCTCGTTGCTGAGGCTGGCGTAATCGCCGAAGCCCTCCGCGCCGAGCAGGCTTCTGACGAGGCTCGTAAGTCGGCTGACGAGGCTCGCGCCGAGTTC